AAATTGGATTCAAGACGTCAATAAATCAATCAAAAAACGTGGAACTAAAGGAAAATGTACACCTATTACAAAAAAAGGTTGTACAGGAAGAGCAAAAGCTTTAGCAAAGACGTTTAAAAAGATGGCTAGAAAGAGAAAGGCCTAAGTGCCGTTTAAGTCAGAAAAACAAAGAAGATATCTCTGGAAGAAAGAACCGGCGATAGCTAGAAAGTGGACGAAAAAGTACGGAAGTAAACCCGTGAAAAAAGTAAAAAGGAGGAAAAAATAATGGATGATTTAACTTTTATAAGTAANGTGCAGAGAATTATCAAAATGCGTCATGACGATATTGTGGCTGCCATGGTTTCAGGTGGTGTTGACAATATGGAAAAATATCAGTATATGTTAGGACAGATACGAACGTATCAATATTTAAGTCAGGAAATATCCAGCCTGCTAGAAAAAAAGGAGCAAAAAGAAGATGGCGGAAACATTATCAGTATCAAAGGGAATACCAAAAATCCAACTNCCAAATAAANAATTAGTTGGGGTTNAACCTTCAAAAAAAGAAAAAGATTTAACAGCAGAATCAACAAAATTACCTAAACCTACAGGTTGGAGAATTTTAGTTTTACCTTTTAAACAAAAAGATAAAACCAAAGGTGGAATTTTAATAACCGATAGTACAATAGAAAAATCACAAGTAGCATCAACTTGTGGTTTAGTTCTTGCGACAGGCCCACATTGTTATGATAAGGAAAAATTTCCTGAAGGTCCCTGGTGCAAGAAAGGTGATTGGATTATCTTTGCAAGATATGCCGGATCACGAATTAAAATAGATGGGGGTGAGATAAGACTTCTAAATGATGATGAAGTTTTAGCGACCGTGGAAAACCCTGAAGATATATTCCACGAATTTTAACCATAGGAGAAACTATGCCAGAAGCTAAAAAAGAAGTACAAAAAGAACAGATGGTAGACCTAGATACTTCAGGACCTGAAGTAGATATAGCTTTACCGGAAGAGAAAGAACAATCAGTAGAACAGGAGGTTACGAATGCAGAAACTGATAATAAAGACAGTGATAAGTCCGATGATTCATCTGAGAAATCTAGTGAGCAGTTGGATGATACACCGAGCGAACCAGAAGCTGAGAAAGAAACTCCAGAAGAAGGGGATAGTAAGCCAGCAGACGACAGTAGCCCAGTTGAAGAATATTCTGCGGGGGTTAAGAAAAGAATAGCAAAACTTACTAAGCGTATGCGTGAAGCTGAAAGACAACGGGAAGAAGCCGTGTCTTATGCTAAACGGGTTCAAGGAGAAAGAGACCAATTAACTAAAGTTGCTACAGATTTAGATAAAAACTATGCCGATGAAATGGAAGGAAGAATTTCTTCGTCATTAGCAGCAGCACAAGCTAAATTAGCAGCGGCTAGAGAACAAAGTGATGCTAAAGCTGAAGTAGAAGCTCTAACATCCATTTCGCAATTAGGTTATGAACAAGGAAAATTAGCAGAAATAAAAACTCAACATAAAATGGAAGAGACAGCTGCTAAAAAAGAGACTAGTAAGCTAGCTCGCCCTGTTGCACAACGACAAGCCCCTCCACCAGATCCCAAAGCGGAAGCCTGGGCGGAGAAAAATGAGTGGTTTGGCAAAGATAATGCCATGACATATACTGCTTTTGATCTACATAGAAAACTTACCGAAGAGGAAGGGATCGACCCTAAATCTGACGAATATTATGAGGAAGTTGATAAAAGAATAAGACTTGAATTTCCCCACAAATTTGGTAAGAATACTGTAGCAGAAAAAACGACTAGCAAACCTACACAAAACGTTGCCTCTGCAACGCGTAGTTCAAGAACGGCAGGTCGCAAGACGGTAAGACTCACACCTTCCCAAGTAGCAATTGCTAAAAAATTAGGTGTGCCACTAGAAGAATATGCGAAACAACTTATAAACACGCAGGAGGCGTAGGCATATGAAAAAAGAAAAAAACACTTCCCGTGCGAGNCAAACAAAACAAGAAACGCGTAAAAAAGTTTGGACTCCACCATCGTATTTAGATACACCCAACGCGCCAAATGGATTCAGACACAGATGGGTCAGGATTGAAATTTTGGGATTCGTTGACACGAAAAACGTACAAGGACGCTTAAGATCCGGCTACGAATTAGTGAGAGCAGACGAATATCCAGAAGGAGATTTCCCAGTAATCCAGGATGGCAAATACACAGGGGTGATCGGACACGGCGGCCTAGTGCTGACTAGAGTACCGGAAGAGATCGCGCAGTCAAGACAAGATTATTTTGCTNAACAAGCANAAGATCAAATGACTGCAATGGATAACGATTTAATGAAGGACCAGCATAAGAGTATGCCGATCGAAATCGATCGACAGTCTCGTACAACCTTCGGTGGTACAAAGAAGTAATTACTTCTCGGGATAACAACCAATTCCCTACCAGCGAATAAATTAACCGTGAANTACGNAAGTANTTCGCACAAGGAGAAAAGCTATGGCTAACGACAGTTCAACGGCATTCGGTTTTAGACCGTTGAGAAAAGTGGGTCAGACAGATAATAACGGTGGTTTAGGTGAATGGAAAAAGTTGTCAAGTTCGGCAGCGATTTACCATAACGAACTATGTAATCTGGAAACAACAGGAGTTGTACTTTCAAGTACGGTTTCTACTTCCACTAACATAGGCGTTTTAAACGGCAGTTTTTATACTGATCCTACAACAAGCAAGCCTACTTGGTCTACCTATGCACCTAGCGTCGCAGCAAGCGATCATGTGTGTCTTCTTTATGATGACCCACAACAAATGTTTGAAGCGATGACACTATTAACAAATTACACAGATCCAGCTAATTCAGTTGGGGCTTGTGTACCTATTGTAGTGGGCACAGGNNNAACAACTGCTCCATTTTCGAGCAGAAATTCCCTAGGCGCTATTGGTACAAACGATCAGATCAAGATCTTAGGCTTAACGAGAGATACCGGACATCAAGACGTATCCGTCGCAGGAAGCGTATGGAGAGTCATGATTAACGAGCATATTCTCGGCAACAACGTTACAGGCGTAGCATAAGGAGAATAAACTATGGCAATATCACGTAATCAACTAGTCAAAGAACTAGAGCCAGGTTTAAACGCCTTGTTTGGCCTGGAATACAAACAGTACGAAAATCAAGCAAGTGAGATTTACGTTACTGAATCATCTGATAGAGCTTTTGAAGAAGAAGTTATGTTATCAGGTTTCGCGCAAGCAAGAGTAAAACCAGAAGGTTCTGGTGTAGCTTTTGATAATGCACAAGAAACTTTCACAGCAAGATACACTAACGAGACAATTGCTCTCGCTTTTGCTATCACTGAGGAAGCTATTGAAGACAACCTGTATGACAGACTTGCTTCTAGATACACAAAAGCTTTAGCAAGATCGATGTCACAAACAAAACAAGTTAAAGGGGCTGCGCCTCTGAATAATGGATTACCTTCATTGAGTTCATTTACTTCAGGAGACGGCCAACAATTGTTTAGTACTGCGCATCCAACGATCGCAGGTACTTTTCAAAATACTTTAACTACACAAGCTGACTTAAACGAAACTTCATTGGAACAAGCACTGATAGATATCGCTGCTATGACTGATGAAAGAGGTTTAAAAATTGCAGCTAAAGGTGTAAAAATGATTGTGCCACCGGCGAACCAATTTACTGCTGAGAGATTGATGAAATCTCAAGGTAGAGTTGGTACTGCTGATAATGATATCAATGCAGTCAAATCACTAGGAATGATTCCTCAAGGTTATAGAGTGAATAATTTCTTAACTGATACTGACTCTTGGTACATTACTACAGATGTTCCAAATGGAATGAAACACTTTAACAGAGCTCCTCTTACTACTAAGATGGAAGGGGACTTTGATACTGGCAATGTTAGATACAAAGCTAGAGAAAGATACGTTTTTGGCGTGTCAGACCCTAGAGGTATCTTCGGTGTCGAAGGTGCGTAATCAATAAATTTTGTGGCGGGACATAGTCTCGCCACAATTTAATTTT